TACAATTTGCCCAGCAGTGTCCTTTCCACTGTGGGGGCTTCATAAGCGGAGGTAGGGGTCACCTCTCGCTATAGACAGGGGGAGGCACAGGTTTGTGGTGGACTTGTGCTTCCCCATACTTTTTGATAGAATTGGGATATGGGGTTTATGCGTAGGTCTATTAGACTTGGAATAAGTAAAGAAGAAAAGGTCGCAGGTAGAATAACTACTTTGCTATCTGATTTTACTCTTGACTTAGAAGCCATAGGATTTTATTTAGCAAAGGCTTCTCCCCACATTATTTATACTAGGGCTAATGAAGTATTGGAAGCCATGCAGTATAATAAAGAAGTTGACCAATTAGATAGAGGAGTTTACAATGGCAGGCGGTAATACTTTTGAGAATAAGATAACTATCCTTGCTGAGTTGTGGATGAACTATCGTGATGATGAGGATTTACAAGATTTTGTAGAGTATAACGATTTAGGTTTGCCACTTGCTTATTTCTTAATGAACGAAATTGTTTTACCAACAAGTCAGTCAGAGTTATACATAAATGAAACCTATGATTTATTTATTGCTTCTCTACAAGTTGCTGATAAAGAGTGGGAAAGTCTTGACGAATTGCTTGGCGGCCAGGCATAGCCCTGCCCCTCGGGTAAACTATATCAAACCACCCAAAACGGACATAGATTTCTCTAAAAGACATTAAGATCCTTTTCAAAAAAATCCCAGATTGTGGGACATTACGTAATCTGTAGAATTTTCCAGATTCATATCAAACCTTCAAACCTTCCAATCTCAAACCTTCAAACCTCATATCTGCCAAACCTTTATATCCAGAAGATATGGTTTGTATACTACTAGGAGTATTGGTATATCTTTTTATCCCCGCCAATTTTGCGTCCCCGCGGGGCGCTGAATCACAGGATTAATAGACATTACGAAGCGGGAATTTAAATTGCGAATTATTTAAAACTTTTACCATAGTTATCAAACCTTTCTAGATTTTTTCCTGGTGTTTTAAAAGATTTTGCTACATTTTTGTGGCATTTTTTTAGGCTATAAAGGTTTGACAAACCATGGTTTTGGGGGTATAATGCATGCCAGATATGGGGATAGAAAGGTTTGGAAGGTTTGGGGATGGGAGGTTTGGCCGCCAGAGGATTACGACGCCATCTATAAAATCGCCCAATCACCCACTATCCTCCACTTTCCTCCCTTTTAACTATAATTAAAAAATATCAGTAAGATTTATTTCTCTTACCAAACCATTCTAGATGGCATTTAAAAGCCTTCCAAACCCTATTTGCGAGGGTATCAAACCATCGCCCTGGCCCCATATTGTTCATATTCTAATTATCCTAAAAAAAATAAATTAAGTGATATACTGTTTTTATGGAAGAATTAATAAATCTAATTAAAGTTCTGCTTGCAGATAATATCACCCTTAAACTTAAGGCTCATGGATATCATTGGAACGTAGAGGGTATTGAATTTTCTCAATATCATGAACTTTTTGAAGAAATTTATACAGATTACGAACAAGCAACAGATACATATGCTGAATGGCTTAGAAAATTAGATACATATGCACCATTTAAATTATCTAGATTTATACAGTTAAATGAAATTGGAGAACCAGAAGTTACATCTGATCCAGTAGTAATGTCAAAAGATCTTTTAATGGCAAACGATATGGTTACAACAAAACTTATGAATGCATTTGATATGGCAACGGCTCAAAGACAACAAGGACTTGCAAACTTTTTTGCAGATCGTATGAGTATGCATCAAAGATGGCACTGGCAGTTATCTGCTTCAGTAAAATAAATTTCTATAAAATAATATAAGTATACACACCTTCAAACCTTTATATCAAGCACATTATGTGTCTGGCTATGTGGATATCAGGCTATAGGGTTTGAAAGGTTTGTTATTACACTGGGGGGATTACGACATTCTTTACATTCCCGCCAATTTTTGGTATGATTAATATATGGCTAAAAAGAAAAGCAGTTTATTGTCTTCTGGTAAAACTGGTACTTCAACTGGGGCTATGGAATACACAAAAGGTTATATGAAAAGAAAACGTAAACGAATGAGAGATGAAGATAGAAGATGGCAATCTCTTAATGGTCCAGTTATTGTTACCAAACTTTCTTAGCAGATTTTGGGCTTCAGGTGAAGGAATCGGACCTTCATTATCAGGTTCGGAACCTGCTCTACGACCATTATAGGAACCTGAATTATTCTTCCATCATACCACCTAAAGGCATATCAAACCTAATAACCGATAGTGCCCGTTTAGGGCATTGGAAGGTTTGCTAGTTCTATTTTGCGCCGAACCTAATAAATGATATACTTTATAAATGGCCACCATTGTTGATATTGACGATACTCTTCTTAGAAACGGAACTCAACCTGTTCGCAGAGTTATTGATTATGTCAACGCTTTGCCAGGTGCTTTGATTATTGTAACGGGAAGAAATGTGTCACAGCGTAAAGAAACTGTGGCAGCATTAAGAGCAGCAGGGGTTAAGTATTCTAGACTTATTATGAATCCAGGCTCTTCTGCAGATACCGCCAAATATAAGTATGAGGTTGGGGTTAAATTAAAATCTCAAGTTAGTCTAGCAATTGATAATAATGCAACAATGAGAGCAGCATATTCTAGGGCAGGAATACCAACAAAGGATCCTGCTACTATTACGGACATGAAAAAATTTTGGTCAGCATTTTCTAGGCCATAAGATTTACTCTATTTTTCGCCTTGCTTTTACCGCCGAAACTTGATACACTATATGGATGCATACTTACGAATTTATCTGCGAAAGGTGTGAAGCGACAATTCATATGGAGATCCATAAGAAACTAGACTATAACTTTCACTGCCCCTGTGGTAGCAAGATGACATTAATTTTTTACCTTAAAAGCCCAGATGCTAGGGTTGATTAATGGATACAAACCTTACTTGGGCGGAAGAGGATGTTAACCTTTGGAAGGGTTGGACTTATAGCCCTGAAAAAAATCGTTATTATTTTAATGATATAGGCAATGAATCACTTGCTGCTTTTTGGGCAGATGAGTTTTTAAACCAGGCATACTTATAGAATGGAAAACTTATGATCAAAAGTAAAGAGTGGAGAGTTAGTAATAGGGTTTGGGTTGGTGTTGGCTTTGCTCCCCGCAGAATTGCATTAGGGTTTAGTGTAGATAGATTTAATGCTAATATTGATTTTCTTTGGTTTTGGGTAACAATTGAATACTAAATTGAGTCAAGACCATGAGTGAAGATATTGTTGACCTAGCCATTTCAATGGCAGAAATAGATACAGGGATGCAGTTGCCTTTAGAAGAACGTGAGGCAATGAAGCAAAGAATATTAGCAAGGCTAGAAGATATTAACCAATAGTGCACCTACGGTGCATTTAAAGTTATGATATTTCTATTTTGCGCTAAACCTTTAATGATGATACAATGATAGATATGTTTAGGAAAAAACCAGTGCTTCAATATGAATCTGCTGTAGAAGTGTATCCTAGTATAATCACTCCAGCCAAAAATCATATTCCAGAGTGGTATAAAAAGATTCCAAAATGGAAAAACAATGAAATGTTTGAGGTTGGTAAAGGCTTTAATATTACTGTTAAACATTGTATGCCTTTTATGGATTCTTTAACTGCTGGATATATGATTGTTTTACCAAATGATCTTTATGTAAAAAATAATAATGGAACACCACTTATTACTTGGAATAATGCGGACTTCCCTCCAATTGCAAGACAAGAGTTAGCAAGTTTAGACTTAGTGCCTATTGGACACCATCCAACAGAATTTGTTTGGCAGTCTGGTGTTTCAAACACTATACCAGTGGGATATAGTTTACTTTTTACTCATCCGCTAAATAGACATGATCTACCATTTACAACCTTAAGCGGTGTTGTTGATGGAGGACTTGTTATGAACCCCAAAGGACAGATTCCATTTTTTGTTAAAGAAAATTTTGAGGGAATAATTCCGCAAGGAACTCCAATAGTCCAACTAATTCCATATCGTCAAGAAAACTGGACACATAAAAAAACAAAAGGATTATTAAAGAAATCTACAGAGCACAACTCAAAAACATCTTCTTTAATTTATGGCTGGTATAAAAAAACTTTTTGGACACGTAAAAAATACGATTAAAGTTTACTGTCTAACTTAATATCAAAACTTTTATTACATTTTTTACAATATGATGTTGGACTATTCTTTGTATGATAGGTAGTAGATATTAAAAATATCAAACCTTCTTTATGCATATCTAGGTACTTTTTATTTGAGTATCCATAAAGAATTGGAATTAGAGTGATATTACAGTTAGGGCACATACAGGCTCTAGTATATCATTGTGTCTTGACGTACCGATCAAAATTTGATATACTGGGCTTATATGTCAGCCAATAGATTTGTTGTTTGCGAGGTATGCAAGAAACAAATTCAAATAAGGTCTTCAATGGCATATCAAACTTTGTATAATCATATGAAAGAGCATAAATGAAAAAAATAAAACAGTTTGAAGAGTTTGATAAGCCTATTGATTTAATTGTTCATACCAAATGTCCAGATAAGTGGTTGCTCATAGATAGAGAAACTGGAAAAATATATCAAGGAAGTTCTGCTGGGCACTGGGATAGACTTGATCCAGTTATTAAAGATAGCCATAACTTTACAAAACAACCTGAATAGGATATACTTATAATATGAAAAAAATAATCATAACTTCTTTATTAATATCGCTGTTAATTCCTACTACATATGCTCAGGCTGCTACAAAATCCTTGAACACTAAAGGTAACAAGGCTTCTTGCAAAAACATTAAAGAAAAATACAAATCAGAGGTAATGTCTAAATGGTCTAGCGGTTTGGCAAGCGACCAAGATGTTTTAGAGGAGATAGACTTAAATATAAAAATGCTAACTGAAAGACAAAAACCCACAAATGGTAAAATTAAGTCTGTAGTTGGAACCTGGATTGAAGCAGAAAAAAACACCAAAAATGCTTTAGCAGACAAAAATATCAAAGAACTAACGGCTGCAATGAATGTAAAAATCAAAACAATTACTGAGTTTCAAAAATTATGTAAACTTAGTATATAATGAATAACTAGAGATAGGAAAAAATATGGGCGGTATGACATCTAAAACTTGCGATGATTCAAATCATAAACTTGAAGCATACATAGTGGATTCTGATCAAAATGTTATTGAAAAATGCACTATTTGTGGTTGGCAATATTTCCATTTGATTACAGATAATAATGATAGTGAAGTAGCAAAAACTTTTTTAAGTAACGAATAAAAACAATAAACTTATAAACTATGTTTTGTGAGTCTTGTGGTGGCAAACTTATTAATGCAGACTGCTCTAATTGTTATACTAACTCTGCTGCTTTAAGAGAATTTGAGGAAGAAGATGACTAACTGGACTGAAGAACTTAACGACAAACAAAAAGAAGATGTCTGGAACTTTGTTGTTTTTACTGTTAAAGAAATAAGAGAACAGATAGCAAGAGATATTGAAGCAACAATTCCACTTTGGAAGTCAAAGGGTTTTTTAAAATCTCGTAGAACACAAAAAGCGTTTGAAGCATCTGCTGCAATTGCTAGAGGGCAGAACGAACAAATAGATGGCTAATATAGTTTTTCTTGGTAACTTTGAAGTATCTTATAGTAGTGAGAATCATCACGCTAAGTCTTTAGAGTCCCTTGGCCATACCGTGCAGAAATTGCAGGAAAAAAAAGCAACAAGCGAAGAGGTATTAAACGCATCCTTAAACTCTGATCTATTCATCTGGGTACATACACACAGGTGGCAAACCCCAGGATCTAAAACAATGACAGATGTGTTAAAAGAATTAAAGGCTGCTGGTATACCAACCATGACTTATCATTTAGATTTATGGTTTGGAATTGAACGTGAGAAAGATTTAAAGAATGACGATTTTTATACAAACATTGGTCATTTCTTTGCTACAGATAAGTTAATGTGTGATTGGTTTAATGAAAACACACAGGTCAAAGGACACTTCCTACCTGCTGGAGTGTATGATAAAGAATGTTATATTCATGAAGACTATGATCCATATAACTTTGAAAATGATATTATTTTTGTTGGTAGTAAAGGTTATCATCATGAACATAAATACCGTCCAGAATTAATAGACTTTTTAAGAAAGACTTATGGTAAAAGATTCTTACATGTTGGCGGAGATGGGGACACTGGAACTATCCGTGGTCATGAACTAAACAGAATCTATGCAAAAAGCAAGGTAGCGATAGGTGATAGTTTAAACATTAATTTTAACTATCCTTACTACACTAGCGATAGGTTGTTTGAAAGTACTGGTCGTGGTGGGTTTACTATCTACCCTCGCATTAAAGGGCTTGAAGAATACTTTAAAGATGAGATTGAAATTGTATTCTATGAACACGGCAACCTTGAAGATCTAAAAAGCAAGATAGATAAATATTTATTAGACGGGGTATCAAGAGAAACAATTAGACTTAATGGACACGAAAGAACAAAGAAAGAACATACATACGTCCAGAGATGGTCTACAATACTAGAAACTCTAAACATAAAATGAAAATAAATTTTGGTTGTGGCAGCATTCAGCCTTCTGACTGGGTTAATATAGATCTTGATCCAGAGTTTAATACTGAGTATAAAGATTTAAAATTAATGCCAGACAACTCTTGTGATATTATTGTTTGTCATGCAATAGTTTGTTGTGTTAAGTATCATGATATTGAAAAAGTTTTGTCAGAATTTTATAGAGTTTTAAAACCAGGAGGGGTTGCAAGAATTAGCCTCCCAGACATAGTTTCTGGATTTAATGCATATAAAAATAACAATATTAGTTTTTTCCCTAACTCTGAAGATGACTTAGACAATAGATTTTCTGCATGGCTAACTTGGTATTCACAATCGGCATCATTGTTAACAAGTAAAGCATTGCAGTATAAACTGCAGGCTGTTGGTTTTAATGACCTTGCTGAAACACAATTTAAACAAACAAAATATTCAAATGAAAAAATATATGAACTTGACACAAGAGAACATGAATTTTATTTTGTGGAGGCAATGAAGTGACAGAGATGATTAAAACAACTTTAAATGGAGAGTTTGAAATTGTGCTTCCAAAACACCGTGCAGATAGACCAGAATGGCATAGTGAAGCAGGCTGGGAAAAGTTAAGGCTTAAGTCAATGCATGAACGTATTGGTAAAGGAGATGTTGTTTATTATGTTGGTTCAGAACAAGGAGAATTTCCAGCCTTATGTCAAATGTGGGGTGCAGAAGTTGTTTTGTTTGAACCAAACCCTAAAGTATGGTCACATCTTCCATTAACTTGGACATCTAATAACTTAGAACTTCCAATGGTTTGTATTCCTGGATTTGCTTCTAATAAAATAAACAACCTTTCACGTGTCTATTTTAATCAATGGCCCCCAGAAGTTAATGATGAAATTAAAGCAGCGCATGGATTTAAAGAATTATATCTTGAAGGAGATAATTATGGTCAGATTACAATAGACTCTTGCGTTTATGATCATGGGATTAAACCACCTACCGCCATTTCCTTGGACGTAGAGGGTAGCGAATGGAGGGTCTTAGAAGGGGCTGAGAGGGCACTTAGAGAGCATAAACCAAAGATTTGGCTATCTGGACACCCAGAGTTTATGCTACAACAATGGAATGAATCTTTATATAATCTTAGACAATGGATAAAGGGGTTGGGGTATAAAGAAACTCTTTTAGATTATCAGCATGAGGTACATTTGTTTTATGAATAATTTAATATTTTGTGCACATGTAGATGATGCAATTTTTTCATTAGGTGATTATATTATTGATAGCAATGATAGTTTTGCAATTGCAACTGCCTTTGCTGGCATACCAACAGATCCTTCTGGGTATAAAAAACACACTATATTAAGACAAGAACATAATGAAGCCTGCTCAATGATAAATGCTAAAGTGATTAATGGAGATTTACTAGACGATGTTTATGGAAAACAAAACGAAAATGATTTAATAGATTGGATAAAATCTATAATTGTAAACTTTGACAACATCTATATTCCTCTTGGAGTTCATCACCCAGATCACATTTTTTTATCAGACACCTTGCTTAACTTAATAAAATATTTTGATAAAACATATTTTCTTTATGCTGAGTTGCCATATAGATTTTCATATCCAGAGTTATACAAAATAAGATTAAAGCAGGTTGAATTAAATAATAATTTAGAAAATATTAACACTAACTTTACAAAAAACAAAACAAATGTAATAAAACAATATAATTCGCAGATAGCCTACGTAAATAATACATCAATCATAGATGAAGAAGTAGTTAAAAATCTTATTACAGAAGAAAAATTATGGAAGGTTTTAACATGATTAACGCATATCTTTATTCAATAAAAGAAGAAGATTGTGCTTCTGATAAATGGGATTACGGTTTATTAAAACAATTTTTTAATAAAAACAATATTAAACCAGACAGGGTAACAACTTTACACAGTGTGGATAGAGCCTTTGTGGTAATTCCTGGACCACAAAACGTAGACTTTGAAGATCAAATATCTGAAGAGTTAAATAAAATAAACAGAGTAGTTTTATTTATTACTGGAGATGAAAGTGCTACATTTAAAGTTGATAAGATAAAACATAGTAATATTGAGATTTGGATTCAATACCCGCACAGAAAACATTCACAATACAATAAGTTAGCACTAGGTGTACCACAACATTTATCAAATAATTTACCACAGTATCAAGATAAATCATATGATGTATCTTTTTCAGGACAGATAACACATCAAAGAAGGCAAGAACTTGCCGCCGTTATGCCCGACATACCAAACTCTTTTTATAATCCAACTACTGGTTTTGCAGAAGGGTTAAAGCCAAAACAATACTATGACAAAATGTTTTTATCAAAGATTGTTCCTTGCCCTAGTGGAGCAATGGTTATTGATTCATTTAGATTTTATGAAGCAATTGAAATGCTTTGTTTGCCCATAGGAGATAAGTTAGATTCAAAAATGCAAAATACAGATTTTTTTAATTTTTTATTTCAAGGTGAGCATTCAATAAAAACTGTTGAAAATTGGCAAAATCTATCTGATTTATTACCTGAATTATTAAATAACTATACATCTGAAATGCATCAAGTAGTTTGTTGGTGGATTAAATATAAAAGAGATTTGTTTAATGAATTAATGAGGCAAGTAAATGCATAAAAGAGATATAACAATTGTTATGGCTACCTCTGTAATTACAGATCACCCAAGCACAAAAATGATAGATCAAACCATTAGTGATATTCGTGTTCATTTCCCAGACAACGAAATTATTATGCAAATAGATGGTCTAAGGGAAGAACAAAAAGATCGTAAAAAAGATTATGATGAATATAAAAATCGCATTTTGTGGAAGTGTTTACATGAAGATAAAAACATATTACCATTTATATTTAAAGAGCATAGTCATCAAACCAACATGATGCGTCAAACAATTACTGAAGTTAAAACACCTTTGTTACTTTATATTGAAGGCGATGCTCCTTTAACTCCAGACATGCCAATAGATTGGGATAAGTGCTTGGATATGTTTGAATACAATAAGGCAAACACTATTCGTTTTCATTATGAATCCTTTATCCCAAAAGATCACGAACACCTAATGTTCGGAGTAGAAGATGGCTTTATGAAAACTATACAATGGAGTCAGCGACCACATCTTAGTAGAAAAAAATATTACAAAGACATTGTACTTCCAAGATGTAAGGATAAATTTTTTATAGAAGATACATTTCATGGAGCAATTCAAGATGATATATCTCCATATGAAGTATTTAATCAAGAAGGATGGGATATGCACAAACTCTGGATTTATCATCCTGAAGGCAATATCAAACGCTCTTATCACTTAGATGGTCG